ACGTCAATGGCTCCAAGATTGCGAAGATGTGCAGTACAGTGCCCTCAATCGCTCGAACTTCTACGACCAGTTCCCTGAGTTTCTTCGAGACGGCGCCGGTGTCGGAACCGCTCATCTGCTTTCCGAAGAAGACATAGGATCCGGCCGGATCATTTTCACGGTGCCTCACTTCCGCGAATGCTTCATTGCCGAAGATGAACACGGCCGCGTTGACAGCAATTATCGCTGCTATAAGCTGACTCTTCGGAAGTTGGCTCAAAAGTTCGGCAAAGAGAAAATGGAGTCGATCGACCCGAATTTCAAAGCCGATTACGATTCGAATCCCTACGCGGAGCGGGAAGTCATCCACGCGATCGAGCCCCGGGAAGACTTTCAGCCCGGCATGTATGATATCTCCGGTTCCCGCATTGCCTCGTATTGGGTGTTGAAACGCGACAAAAAACTTCTGCTCAATTCCGGCTACCGGTTCATGCCTTCGATTACCTGGCGGTGGCGCAAGAACTCCGATGAGATCTACGGCCGCGGGCCAGCTCATGATGCGATCGTAGATATTCTGCTTGGAAACGAGCAGGGACGCACGAACCTGGTCGGCGGGCATAAGATGGTCGAGCCGCCCATGCATGCGCCGAAGACACTTCGCGGCAGCGTCAACCTGGGGCCGCGAGCTTTCACCTACGTCGAAAGCAAGGCCGAAATGGAAATGCTCGGGCCGATGGTTACCGGCATCCAGCTGCCCTACGCCAAAGACATGCAGGACCGCACAAGTCAGAACATCAAGAATCATTTTGGGGAACCGTTTTTCAATATTCTGACGCAGGCCGCCATGCAGAAAGTCGAGCTCAGCGCCACGCAGGTTGTCGAGATGACCGGAGAGCGTGCAGCAATCCTTGGCACCCGGGTCGGCATGCTTTTGAGTGAGGCGGTAGATCCGGCACAGGATCGTGTATTTGAAATCGAAGCGCGCGCCGGCCGCATGCCTGAGCCTCCGGAGATTTTGCGTTATCTGATGGGTGCCACGATGCAGGTGCAGTATTTGGGCGTACTTGCCCAGGTGCAGCAGATGATGACCAAAATCAAGGAGATCCAGACCGCACTCGGACTGATCGGACAGATTGCGCAGATATGGCCGCCTGCTATGGATCGCGTCGACGGCGATGCGCTTGTCGATGAGATCATGGAATTTACGAACTTCCCGGTTCGCTGCATCAGCTCCGAAGAGCGCACGCAAGGGATTCGCGCATCCCGCGCGAAAGCTCAGGAGCAGCAGGATAAAGTCGAGGCCATGGGTCCGATGGCGAAATTGCTCAGAGCTGCAGGACCGAAACCGGAGCCCGGCAGCCCGGCGCAGCAGCTTCTTAATCCCGAAGAAAGTCAGCAACCCGGAGCCCAACAGTGAACGAAGAATTTCAAATGCCCGACAAATACAAACTGGTATTCCAGAATCGCATGGGCCGCGAAGTTCTGCAGGATATCGTCTTGAGAATCTGCCGGTATGGTTCGACGATCGAGCCGGATTCGCAAGAGCAGGCCGCACAGTATAACGTCGGCGTCGAGATCATGGCGATGACGGGCCTTCATCCTCAGGCCTTGATACTTCCTAACGTCATTGCCAAACCCGTGATTGTGGATTTATCCGATAAGCAATCTCTTATTATCAAATGGCCTATTATTCGCAAAATGCTTATTAAATTGCGAGTGGCAACCCTGACAAAATAATCCTGAAAGGAGGAATAGTATGCCAGGATTCATTGAAAGATCGATTCGAAAAGGTGCCGACCTCTGCTATTTCGGAGACAAGGGTAAGGTATCGTTCGGCCTGTTTCATTCGACCGACGCGGGATATGGGATGAAGCTATCGAGTTCCCGGAACCTGCTTGAACGCCTGCATGCCGATGATGGCGGGATAGCGCTTTCTTCGGGTTACGTTTATGGACCCGGCGAAGATCGCATGCTTTTGACATACGCGCAGACTTCCGGCAAAACAGTTTTTGGGCGCATGGGCCACGTGAAGGTGGGGAAGGCAGTCTCGATTGCCGCAGACTGGACTTCCGGCTTATGGGGATATCTCGAAGTCAAAGACGTTGCCGCGACCATTCAAAACGGATACGGCGTGCGCGCGACAGTGGAAGTTCCCACAAACGCAACCATAGGCAGCAATGGTGTCGCCGCTCTCGTATGCGATGCCATCAGCCTTGCAGGAACGCATACCGGCAAAGCCGCGTGCATCTCAATCCCTAACCCGCTTGCCGGCACATGGGACTTTCTGTTTTCTTTTGGAAGCGCTCCCATGACATTCGATACGTCCACGATCACAAGCGACCTCACTCCAACCGGGTACAAGGGAATTCCGATTCTGATCGGAAGCACCACGTACTACATTCCTATCGCGACGGCGTGGGCATAGGAGGCCGCGAGTGAAACTGGATAATGAGAGACAAAGGGAACTGCTCGCTGAAATCATCAGCAGCACTCCGATCACGGGAACGGTTGCACAGCTTTCGCAGACCGTCCCCGAGATTCAGCAACTTCTTATTTCAGTCAGAACGGCTGAAATGGAACCACAAGAAGGAACGCCCGCAAAGATTGACACGGCCACCTTCTTAATACCTTAGCAATTTTCTATTTTGAAAGGAAACCTTATGGCTGAAGGAACTGGCGAAGGGAACGGAACCGGAGCAGGAACCGGAAACCAGGGCGAATCACCGAAATGGTTGGAACAATTGCCCGCAGACCTCAAAGGCAACGCCGCATTCGGCTCATTCAAGACGATTGGCGATTTCGCCAAAGCGCATCTCGACATGAGCGGGAAGGTGACGGAGCTCGAGGGGGTAAAGGCAAAGTTCGACGCACTTCCGAAAGCGCCTGCGAAACCCGAGGATTATCAGTTCGATCCGGTGGAAGGTTTGGACGTGAATATGCTCAACGATGCGCGTCCGGAATTTCACAAGCTCGGATTGACGAACGATCAGGCTAAAGCCATGGTCGCACTCGAGGGCGCGCTCTGGAAGAAACGCGTCGACGCATTCGAAACAAAGTTCAATGCCGACAAGGCCGCCGAAGAAACCAAGCTCAAAGCCGAATGGGGAGACAAGTACGATACCAGGATCGAAAATATGAAACGGTTCCTGACGACCTTTTCAAAAGATTTCAAGGTCGACGGGAAAACCGTGGATGTGGGCGCCTGGCTCAACCAGTCGGGAATGGGCAACAGTCCTTTCTTCATCCGGCTTGTCGACGCATTGGCTCAGAAATTTCCGGAAGATAGCAGTCCTTCAGGTCGATCGGGGGACTCTGGTGACAAAAAGGGAATGATTTCCCTTTACCAGTAACTCCCGGTCCTTTTCCATAGGGAGAAACTTTTATGGCTACAGCCGTTGCAATATTGGGTTATCAGCGTCTTGCCGACGTTGTGGCTCAATATTCTTCGCTCGATCCGAACGGCGTTTATCTCGAGATCGCCAAGGTGCTTCACCGCGCCTGTCCGCTCCTCGATATTCTGCCGATGGTCGAGAGCAATCAGCTTATGAGCCACATTGCCTCCCGCGAAACCTATTTGCCTACTCCGAGCGCACGGCGCTTCAATGAGTACATCACTCCGACAGCCGGCCATACCAAGCCCCTGACGGAAGGCATTTCGATGTTCGAGGATTACTCGAAGGTCGACAAAGCCCTGTACGACATTCAGCCGAACCCGGACAAATGGCGAATGGATCGCGACAAGATGCATGTGGAAGGCTTCCGGCAGAAAATCGAATCCGGCATTATCTACGGTTCGACCGCAGCCGATGGCCAGGATATTCTCGGGCTTGCAGCGCGTTTCAAAAACACCGCCACCTATCCCAACAACGACACAAGCTGGAAGCCGAATGTGTGGGACGGAAGCGGCACGGGATCCGCGCTCACGTCTATCTGGATGTTCGAATTTGGTTTGAACAAGTTCTATGCAACCTACCCGAAGAACCTTCTGGCCGGTTTGCAGATCAAGAATTTGGGCGAACTGACCGAACAGACTTCCTCCGGATGGATGCAGGCGCTGGTGACTCATTTCCGGTGGTGCATTGGGATGATGATCGAAGATGAGCGTTGCGTGCAGCGGTATGCGAATATCGCCACCACAGGCAGCGCAAACACCTTCGATGAGTCCATCCTGATCCAGATGAAAAATCAGCTTCCGGGCCGCGGTGAGGCTCCTGGAACCTGCATTGTCGTCAACCGGACCACGGGCACGCAGATCGATATACGCGCGACCGTTTCCAAAACCAATGCTTACTACACTCAAGATGCATCGGGAGACATCTTCGGGCGTACCGTTACCAAGTTTCAAGGCATCCCGATTGTTACAGCAGAAATGCTGCTCGACACCGAAACCCAAATCACGGCGCTGACCTAATCGCGCGTGTAACCAAAGGAGGACTTCATGTTTCCTATGTCTGATTATTACGGCTGGTTGCACGGAAGAACGCGGTCGGCCGATGGCACCTTTGCCGGAACTATCATTGGTCAGTCCGGGGCGGAAGCTTCAGAACTGTATCTTGATGCCGGCAAGACTTACGCCGATGAGGGCGGTCAATTGAATATGGGAGTGCACATTTACGTAACGGTCGATTTCGCTACCACGGTATCGATGCGGTTCGACGTTGTGCACAACTCCACGGCACCGACAACCGCAAAGGTAATCGGAAGCCGCGTTTTGCT